TACCAGGGGCAGGCCTATGCGGCCATTTCCCCCTCTGGAGAGGTTAAGATGCTTGGCGACTGGGTCTTCCTGCGCGCCGTGAGCCAAAAACAAGAGGAACAGGCCTCAAAATCTGGACTTTTTCTTGGATACAAGACAAAAGAAGACAGCCAAGAGGCAGAAGTATACTGCGAGGGCACCGGAACTGATGAACTCGAGCTCAAAAAGGGTGATTTGGTCGGATATTCAAAGAATTCAGACTACCGAATCAAGCTGCCAAACGGAGATGAGGTTTTTCGTATGAAGCCAAACGACATTTTATATAAGAAAAATGGGTAGGAAGCGACAGTTCAACACGGCAAACGAGATGCAGGACTTCCTAGAGGCTATGGAGACTGCTATTCGCACTATGGTGCAGGAGATTCAAAAACCTGTCGACCCAGACATCTCTGGCTCCGCACGAAAAGCGGAACTGCAATCAATTAAGCAGACCGCCCAGGATTGTCGGGATATGTTCCGTATGCGTATGGAAGTAGAAAATATGCTCAGCGAAATTAGAGATGGCGGGGATATGGAAGATATAAAAGATTTCTCCGCCGGCTTTGCCGAGCAGTTTAGTAAATAATATGGCTATGAATGGATGAATTGTTACAATCAACCACAGAACAAGATGGGTGTGTGTAGGACAATTCATAGCTAGAAGAACAAGAGGACAAGATAGACAAGATAAAGAGTGCGATTAGTAATTTTTTCATATGCTCCAATGTTAATTTAATGTAAAGTTACAAAAAAAATGTCTGGTTTAATCAGTATTAAAGGATTCGACAGCGAGATTGTAAACATCTGCCCAAACAATACGTCTGGAAAGATTGTGGAGATTGACGGCCTATATATTCAGCTGCCGGCCCAGCCAGACGACAAGGATATACTGTACCACAACCTCCCCAAAGAGAATCAGATGTGGAGCAGAAACATTGTTCCGGACTCCATTGATAAAACAAAAACTATGGATGCGTGGATGGAGCAGCCAAAAGAGGTTCAGTCCAAATTCCTCCCGTATATTAAAGAAGAGTTCCGAAGGAGAAAAGAGGGGCTTTGGTTCTACAATAACGGTGTTCCAACATACATTACCGGTAACCATTATATGATGCTGCAGTGGAGCAAGATTGATGGCTCTTTTTATGGCAACTATCTAGACTTTCAGCGAAAACTGTTCATACACGCTGAGGCGTGTAAGGTTGACCCGAGATGCGTTGGGCAGTTGTTTGTTAAGTGTCGACGCTCTGGATACACCAATATGGCCTCCTCGATGATTCTAAGCGAGGGTACCGTAGCAAAAGACAAGGTGTTGGGCATTATGTCAAAGACCGGCTCTGACGCTCAAGAGAACGTATTTATGAAGAAGGTTGTGCGTATGTACAAATCATACCCGTTCTTCTTCAAGCCAATTCAAGATGGAACAACAAACCCGCGTATGGAGTTGGCCTTTCGTGAGCCTTCGCAAAGAATTACTAAAAGCAATAAGGCCGCCCAACAGGGAGAGGCGCTGAACTCGGTTATCAACTGGAGGAACACGGTGAACAACGCCTATGACGGAGAGCGTATGTATATGCTGTTTCTTGATGAAGCCGGAAAATGGGAAAAGCCAACGGATATACGAGAGGCGTGGAGAATCAACAGAACCTGCCTTATCGTTGGTAGAAAGGTTGTTGGAACAGCCCTGGTTGGCTCCACCGTTAATCCTATGGATAAGGGCGGTCAGCAGTTTAAGGACTTGTGGCTGGATAGCAATCCATCCGAGAGAAACTCAAACGGAAGGACACGCTCTATGTTATACCGTATGTTTGTTCCAGCATACGAAGCACTTGAGGGATTCTTTGACAAGTACGGGAATCCAATCGTAGACACCCCAGAAGAGGCTGTGCTAAACAATGATGGAGAGTATGTAAACATAGGAGCCAGACAATACCTAGAAAATGAGCGCAACGGACTAAAGAGCGATAAAAACGAACTTAACGAAGTAATTCGTCAGTTTCCGTTTTCTTCAGATGAAGCCTTTAGGGATTCTGTTGAGGGTAGCCTGTTTGACCTAGGAAAAATATACGAGCAGGTCAATTATAACGATATGATGTATCCGTCTCCAGTTGTTCGTGGTAATTTCCACTGGGCCGCCGGAGTAAAGGACACAGAGGTCCTGTGGGAGCCCAACGCCGAAGGAAGGTGGTATTTGTCTTGGATGCAAAGTCAGGACAAGAGAAACAGTAGAGCAAAGGGCCGAAGTGGACATTGGTCCCCCGGTAACTCCGAAATGGGAGTTGGAGGGTGTGACTCATATGACCTTGATTCTACGGTTGATGGGCGAGGCTCGAAGGGAGCCTGTCACTTTTACAACAAGTTCAATATGAACGACGTATCTAATATGTTTGTAGCAGAGTACGCGGAGAGGCCCCCGCTTGCATCTATATTCTATGAAGACGTCCTTATGGCTGCCGTGTTCTTTGGCTATCCAATTCTAATAGAGAACAACAAGTACGGAATAGCGAGGTACTTCGAGCAAAGGGGATATATAGACTATTTGCTAGATAGGCCAAAACACCTTGGTGGCGCCGCATCATCTTCAAAGACAAAGGGTATACCGTCAAACTCTCAAGAGATACTTCAGGCTCACGCCCAGTCAATAGAGGCCTACATACACAAATATGTTGGGGAGCGAGAAGATGGCTCCTATGGAAATATGTATTTAAACAGAACGCTAGAAGATTGGATTTCATTTAAGATTAACAATCGTACCAAATATGACTTGTCAATTTCAAGCGGTCTTGCCCTTCTTGCCGCACAGGTAAAAACAGATAAGCCGAAGTTGTCCAACTTCGAAGGAAAAGAATTTTTTAGACGGCATAAATACTGGACTAGGGATTCTATGTAATTGAACGTATATTTACGTATCTTTGCATTTGAGTTCTTCCGCGAAATGCTTTAGAAACAAAGATATGTCAACAGAAAAAAACATAGGGTCATTCCCAGACCCAACAGCCCCAGCCTTAGTAAAGGCCGGAAGCGATTATGGCAAAAAATACGCCAAGGCTATCCTAGGGCAGTGGGGAGGGGTTGACAACACGCAGGGTCTTTTCCAAAAGCGCCAGCGTGAGTTCGAACGAAACCGCGACTACGCGCAAGGAACTCAAGACACCCGAATCTACAAACAGATTCTTAGCAGTCTAGACCCAACAAATAACGATGGAACACTTTTGAACATTGACTGGTCTCCAGTTCCAATCGTCCCTAAGTTCGTTAAGATTGTAGTTAACAAGATTTTGGCCCGAAAGCCATATCCAAATGTTGACGCTATCGACACCATTTCTCGCACAGCAAAAGAAGAGCGCAAGGCTCGAATCAAGGCTGCAATTGAAAATAAGCAATTCCTAAAGGAGATGCGCCAAATGGGCGTTCAGCTTATGGATGACATTGACAGCTTGCCGGACACCACCGATGAAGCGGAAATCTTCTTAGACACAAACATAAAGATAGCAGCAGAGATTGCGGCACAGATTTCAACAAACTTAACCCTAGAGTGGAACTCCTTTAACGACTCTGTTTTCCGCCGTGCGGTTGAGGACCTTGTCGTATGCGGGGTTGCGGCTGTTAAACGGGAAAACGACCCAAATCACGGAATCGTAGAGCGATATGTTGACCCATCTGGCATTGTTCATTCATACTCTGAGGACCCAACTATGCGTGACCTTGTTTACGCTGGTGAAATTCGTCAAATGTCAATCATTGACCTAAAGCGAATTGCAAAAAACCTAACGGAAGAAGAGTGGAAGAAAGTTGCTGTATCAAACCAAAGTAAATTTGGGAATGACTCCAGCAAGCTGAACTCTATGTGGTATGACCCAACTTCTGGGCGAAACTCATACGGGTATGACGACTTCCGAGTAACTGTTCTTGACTTTGAATTCATTGGACTTGACCAACAGATTTACGAAGAGAAGCAGTCTAAGTACGGCAACATAGGCTTTTATTATAAGGGAGAAGAATATAAGATGCCGACCCAGTCGGTATTTGACCGTAACCCATTCTATATGGATATTATGTGCGTGTATGGAGGTATTTATATCCCCGGAGCGGACGCATTGGTTTCGTATTCTAAGAAGAATAATCAACCAAGAAATATCCACGATATATCACGAACAACACTATCATACTCTATCGTCTACACGAATTTCCGACGTATGATGCCTAAATCTATGGTTAGCAGTATCGTTGGATTCGCTGACCAATTACAGATTACGCACCTGAAGATTCAGCAGGCAATTGCTAAAGCAAAGCCTGACGGAATTATGATTGACATTGAGGGTCTTTCGAATGTATCCTTGGGCAACGGTGGGGAGTTGTCTCCACTTGACATTCAAGATATCTACGAGCAGACTGGAGTTATGTATTACCGCTCAAAGAACCCAGAGGGCGGATTTCAAAATCCTCCAATTCGAGAGATAAACAATACCATTCGAAACATCAACGAGCTTGTCACCCTTTATAATCATTACTTAGGTATGATTAGAGATGCAACAGGAATCAATGAGGTTATGGATGGCTCAACCCCCAAGGGTGAGGCGCTTGTTGGAGTTCGGGAGCAGGCTTTAGCGGCCGCCAATAACGCCATATACGACATTACGCACTCCTCTATGGTCCTTTATAAAAAGGTTTGTGAGGACATCATTAAATGCGTTCAAATACTGCCCAAAGACTCTGTTCTTTATAAGACCTACACAAAGGCAATAGGCAAGGAGTCTATGAATACGATTAAGGAGTTTGAGAAGCTTCCTATGTACAACTTTGGTGTTGTTGTTCAAACAGAAATGGACGACACCGATAAAATGTATTTAGAGCAAAACATTCAGCAATCTCTAGCCCAAGGCGAGATTGACCTAGAGGACGCAATTGCAATTCGTAAATTGCGAGACATTGACCAGGCTGAAAGGTTGTTGATTGTACGTCGCTCTAGACGAATTAAGCGCCGCCAACAGGAGGCTCAGCAGAACATTCAGAATCAAATTGACGCACAGACCTCCGCTGCTCAAGCGAAGATGCAAGCAGATTCTCAAATCGAACAGGTGAAGGCTCAGTCTAGGCTTCAGGTAGAATCTCAGCTAATGCAGCTGGAGATGCAAAAAATACAACTTGAATACCAGCTAAAGGCGCAACTAGAAAGCATCAAAGGGGAGAACGCTAAGGCTGCAGCTCAGGTTTCTGCAAATATGAAAAAAGAGCTAAATAATATGCAGGAAGACCGAAAGGATGACCGCATTAAAAAGCAGACAGCAGACCAGAGTAAATTGATTTCTCAACGCCAGGGTGTTCGCGGAGAAATTCAAGATGAATCGGAGGACTTAGACAATTTATTCCGATAATTTTAATAAATTTGCACTATGGCAAACAGCTCCGTAAACCTTGATATCGCCAAGCGAGTAGACATCACCTGTCGAAAGGGAGATACGTTTACCGTTTCCCTAACCTTCACGGAGGCAAATGGGGACGCAATGGATGTTTCATCTCACGCATTCCGTATGGCCGTAAAGGAAACAGATACGTCTGTAGGAGATGTAATCAGCACAAGTGAGTTTGTTTTCGATGTGGACCCTGAAAACGTTGTGACAATTACTTGTCAGTACGACGTTATGGAAACAAAAGATTCTGGCGTTTATGTATACGACTTGCAAAGCAAGTTTGGTAATGTCGTTCGAACCTGGATTTATGGTATTTTTAAAATAAACGAGGACGTAGCGATATGAGCAACATCTCCATAGTTAACGGTGACCAGGTATCACTAGACGTAGTAAATAAAACCGTCGGTGGCCTTTCTGTCGTGTCGCAACCAACTAGCAACGTATCTGTTGCTGGAATTATTTCCGGCAAGGGGGACTCTCATTTTGTATATACTCAATCTACTCCTGAATCAGTTTGGGAAGTAACTCACAATCTTGGAAAAAAACCATCGGTAACTGTTGTTGATTCGGCAGACACGGTAGTAATTGGAGAGGTTGAATATTTATCAACAAGCACTGTGCGATTAACTTTTGTCGGAGCCTTTAGCGGCAAGGCATACTTTAACTAACGAGATAT